ACCAAAGACGAGTGCTTAGACTTACCAGAAATGGTTTACGTATATAGGGACGTAGAAATGTCCCGTCAGCAATATAGGTACTACGAAAAGCTACGTAAAGATATGGTGATGGAGGCTGCAGAGAAACAGGTAACTGCTGTGAATGCTGCTGTAAACATGAATAAGCTACTCCAAATATCCTGCGGGGCAGTCTACACCGATGATAAAGAGGTGCTGGAGTTCGACGTAAAGGAACGGTACAAGGTACTGAAAGAAGTTATCGACGAGTCCAGTAAAAAGGTGCTAGTGTTTGTACCCTTCAGGCATGTAACTGAGGTACTGACAGAAAAACTGGCAAAAGATGGTATCTCTACAGAGGTTATTTCAGGGGCAGTATCAGTCGGAAAACGGACAGATATATTTAATCGGTTCCAAACCAAAACTGACCCTCGCGTGCTATTGATACAACCAAAAGCTGCTGCCCACGGGGTAACCCTGACCGCTGCCAATACTGTTGTTTGGTGGGGGCCAACCAGTTCACTGGAAACTTATCTGCAAGCAAATGCACGGGTGCATAGAACTGGACAAGACCATAAGTGTACGGTAGTACATTTACAGAGTTCTAACGTAGAGAAACGTGTTTACACAACATTGGATAAGAGAATAGATGCCCATTCAAAAATACTAGATTTATACAAAGAAATACTTGAATAGCGTTATTTAGTGATGTACAGTAGTTCTCCGTTTGGAGAACGTATGATGGCTATAAGTACCGAGAAATTAGTAAAAGTATTCCTGAAGATCCGCGATAAAAGAGCAGATATTCAAAGAGCCTTTGATGTAGAAGATAAAGCCCTTAAAGAACAATTAGATATGATCAAAGAGGCGCTACTTGAGTACTGCAAAGAGAACGATTTGCAGAGTGCTAGTACCACATCAGGGACGTTTTATCGTAGTGCAAGAACGAAGTACTGGACGAGTGATTGGGATCAACTATACAAGTTCATCTTAGAAAACGAAGTACCAGAACTTTTAGAGAGGCGTATAGCGCAGGGCAACCTAAGCACGTTTCTGGAAGAAAACCCCA